CCAATTAACCCTAGGAATAACTAGTTCAACGTCATTACCAGTAATTTTCTTGGCAGCAAACATATTATCCCACACAGATTTTTCATCTGATACAGAATCAACTATGGAGTTTGGAGAAGCTTCGTTTGCATACGGAACATGATTACCAATAAACACATAACCAACTGTAGCTGGTTCTGGTTCAAAAAATGATTCTTTAAATTGTTCAGCGTTATTAAACGAGAGTTTTTTAGAAGTGTAAAAAGTTGGCATAGTTTTATTTAGGTGTCATTATGAACTATAAGCAAAGTAAACAGCCGCTGTGTTAGCGACATTAATTTCACCAAGCATTGCAGCTGTATGGATAGAACAACGATACTTATAATTTCCTACAGAATTGTGTGGTATTCTCCAGAACAATGTACCATCTACCTGACCTTGTGCTGCACTTCCATATAACAGAGTTCCTGTAGGTGATACATGAACAAGTCCCGTATCAAAGTTTGCTGTATTGTCTCCTAGACGAATTTGAAATGGATGACCAGTAACATTCAATTTAAACCCTAAAGTTGTGGCACTAAATGTTGATACATTAGGATTATCTAATACTCCATATTGAGAAAATCTGTAAGCTGAAGAACCATTGTTTGTTACTTCCAGTATTGTTGTAGCACCAAAAGAAAGAGCAAGGTTTGAAGAAACATTGGCAGAAGTAAATGCTCCATTAGCATAACTAGAGGCACTATTGGCTACATGACTTGGAGTATTAGCTCTTAGAAATGCTGAGTTGGCATAAGAACTGGCCACATTAGCAGTTTCAAATGCTGAGTTAGCATATGAACTAGCAGCTGCAGCTCCTGTGGCTGAGTTAGCAGCTGAAAACGCAGAGTTAGCATGAACAAATGCTGAGTTAGCATATGAACTAGCCGCTGCCGCACCTGAAGCCGAGTTAGCAGTTGTAAATGCTGAATTGGCGTATGATGATGAAGAATTAGCAGTTTCAAATGCTGAGTTGGCATAAGAACTAGCAGCTGCCGCACCTGAAGCTGAGTTAGCAGTCGTAAATGCGCTATTTGCATAACTAGCAGCTGAATTGGCCACATGACTTGGTGTGTTAGCGGTTAAAAACGCTGAATTGGCATATGATGCAGAAGAATTGGCAGTTGTAAATCCAGAGTTAGCATATGATGCCGCTGAATTGGCCACATGATTTGGAGTATTAGCAGTTAAGAATGATGAATTGGCATATGATGCAGAAGAATTGGCCACATGGCTTGGTGTGTTGGCAGTTAAAAATGCTGAGTTAGCGTAACTAGAAGCTGAGTTCGACACATGACTTGGTGTGTTGGCAGTTATAAATGCTGAATTAGCATGACCAAATGCTGAGTTGGCATAAGAGCTTGCTGACGCTGCACCTGTGGCTGAATTAGCGGCTGCAAATGCTGAGTTAGCATATGTGCCTGCTGAATTGGCAGTTATGAATCCAGAGTTAGCATATGAACTTGCTGAATTAGCAGAACGGTCAGTAAGAACAGACAATGACATTTTTTTAGTCGTTGGTGTTCCAGTATCCAAGTCAACAACTAAAAATATTGTATTTTGTGTATTAGCCGATGGTGCTGAAAGAAAATTTAAACTGTTAATAGTTACTTTAGTGTTAACGGTTGAATTAGCAGTATTTGCAGTTGAAAATGCACTATTTGCATAACTAGCAGCACTATTTGCTACATGAGTTGGAGTATTAGCTCTTAGAAATGCTGAGTTGGCATATACACCGGCAGAGTTAGCAGTTGTAAATCCAGAGTTAGCATATGAACTAGCAGAATTGGCAGTTATAAATGAGGAGTTAGCATATGAACTAGCAGAGTTGGCAGTTGAATTTGCGGTATTTGCCAATGTAAAGCCGGAGTTAGCATAAGATGATGCTGAGTTAGCAGCTTCAAATGCTGAGTTTGCATAAACGTTTACGGACATTTTTTTATATTTCCTGTTATAAGGTTATCAAATCACCAATCTCTGTGGTGAGAGGTAAATTTGTAGCCGACTCTGTAAAGATTATAAACGGCTGTAATGCGGTAGATAAAACAACCATTTCTTGTGAATTCGCTGTATTTGTAAATGCAGAAGTTACTATCAATTCAGTATTACTTACAATGCTACTAATAAATCTAATTTCTGAATTAACAGCAACACTACTGCCAACAGAAATAATTCCTAAATTTTGTGCTAAAAGAAATTTAGTATTCGTACCAGTTATATAGACGCTACTATTTACATTAACTGTTCCCGAAACAGTATCAATAACAACAATGTCATTTCTACTAGTATTAGTTGTAACAACTTCATTAATATTGTATTCTGCATAATCAATAAAACCAGCTGGATGAATTAATGATTTAAATACATCTTTAAATTTATTAAATTCAACCTGTGAAGATAACACATAAGAATAGTCAACAAAGTATTCACGACCTTGAATAACTCTCTCTGAAGCTGATAATATAGAATCAGATGTTGTAAAACGACCAGGAAATGTAGTGTAACTCGGTTCAATAGATGAATTTGCTAAAGCTAACCCATCACCAGAAGCTGTTAAATCAATTTGTGGAGGAAACTCAAAACCAGAACCTGCATCGGTAATACGAATTTTTACAACCGCACCAGGATTTTGGTCAGCAGTTGCAAATAAATTTTCACCATCACCCATTAATGCAATTGTGGTTAGATTAGCACCTGATCCAGTTGATGATATTGTTATTGTTGGTGGAAAACTTTGATTGTAGTTTTGCCCACCAATTGGAAAATCACCAAACTTACCAATTTTTTTATCTGTGGATGCTGTTGTAAAATTAGCATTAACATTGAGTGATGTATTTGAGCTAATTGCATTTACAAAACGAGATTGGTTATTAATCATAATTAAATCGCCAACTCGTAAATCATCTTCAAAAACTGTATTTGTTCCAATAACGGTTACATTAGTTGTTCCAAAAGTATTTGCTGTGCCACTAATTCTTGATGGTTGTAATTCTACTTTAGTAATAGCACCTGTTGGCGACACATTGGTTACCGAAGCCGCAGCACCAATACCAATTGCCATTGGTTGTGTTTCTGCAAATGTTAATTCATCTCCAACAGAATAACCACTTCCACCATTATTAATTGCAATTCTACCTAATGAATGAGAACTTAAAACTTGATGTGTTGTTCCATTTGCTAAAAATGGTGCTGATTCTGCATTTAATGTTGGTATACTAGAAAAGGTTGCATTTGCAAATAAAATTGCCACATTTGTGATAGCGCCAATACTTGTAACATTTTCAAAAACTAAACAATCTACTATTTTAGAACTAGCATTTTCACTGGCTATAACTGAAGCATTAAATCCATAATTAGCAGCATTAATTGCAATACTGCCGTAATCAGCAATTCTGTCTGTGTTTACAACAAAAACATTGGCAGTATTTTGACCAGAAACGTCAATAGCATCAATTGCCATTGTTAAAGAACCACTACCAGCACCAATCACAAAAACATTAGAACCAACTTTAAATCCTGCACCTCCAGCTAGAACTTGAATTTGATTAATAAATCCAGAAAAAATTTCAGATACGATTGCTTTAGCTGGTCTTGTTGCTTGCCCACCAGTAACAATAACTGGATCACCAACATTATAACTTGCACCCCCATCAATAATAAAAATATTGCGAAGAATAGACAAACCATGAACTCTAATGGCAATCAGAGTATCATCAACTGGATCAACGATGTCTAATGTAGCAGTTTCACCATTATCAAAAGTTCCAAGTAAAGTTTTTGTATTAATATATAATTCAAAAATTGGAATATCATTAACAGTTTTTTGAGCAGTTCTTTCAACAAGAGCTGTAGCACCAGAAACATCTCCTGTTATTTTTCTGTTTGTTAAAAGACTAAAATTAAAATCACTATACAAAACTTCAATTGTGGCATTGTTTGCTGGTGCAGCATTGAATATTAACTTTCTGGTTTCTCTACGAATATTATAACCAGAAGTTTGTAACACATTATTAACATAAACAGAAATGTCGTTAGTGGAAACTATTTGTGCTAATTTAAATGTGGTTTTTGTACCATTTCCTGTATAAACACTATACACACCTTGTTCAATTTTAAAAGCATTTTCAATTAACCATTTGCCATCAGAAGCTCGCAAAATACTATTACTTGGTTTAACAACCTCAACTTCTTCATTAAATAAAAGACGAAATAAGAGTTTGAATGAGGCTTCACTACCTTTTGATAAGTATAATGGTAAGACGTGTTTAATTAAAAATGCTTTATCAACTTCAACATTACGAGGAATTAAATCAGCATAATTATTAAAAAAACTATTTTCAAAATCTGTAATGGAATAATCAACATCAGAAAGATAACGAAGGTCTTTTGATTTTGTAACTAAATCATTTAATTGAGATCCTTGTTTGGTTTCAAGATACTCATAATATGCTTCTAAAAAATTAATGAATAATGGATATTCTTCCTGAACAAATTCAGGAACTTGCCGATTAACTAGTAGTGATGTTTTTTGGTCAGACATTATACAGAAGTAAGTGTGGTAGAAATGGCTGTTGGATCAGTTTCATCAATAGTTATGATAGTGTTACGAACAGATTGAATAATTCCTTTTTCTGCTTGAGAGGTTAAACGAATTAAACCATCATTTGAATCAACAGTTATAAAACGAATATTATTAATTGTTATTTCTCCTGTTTCATAATTTATTTTTCCAGCATTAGAATTGATAACTTGTCTTTGAGCTAATGAGTCAAAATAAATTGTTCTAAGTGTTCCTGATTTACCGTCAATTACAACAACAGCCTCGGCACCATATCCATTTCCACCAGTAATTGAAATTGTAGCACGAGTATAATCAATACCACGATTTATAATATTAATACTTTGAATTTTTCCATTTACAATTACAGCTTCTGCGGTCGCATTAGAACCATCTCCACTAATTGTAACTGTTGGAGTTGTTGTAAATCCTGCACCAGGATTAGTAACTTGAATCTCAGAAATGCCAGTAAATGATTGTGGAATTTCTTCAAACTGAGCTTCTCTTAATGTTCCACCAACATCAAATACTGTAAATTGCGTTGAAGATAATTTATTTAATAATGTTCCCCGAGTAATTGGAACATTAAATTTAATTGTGTAACTTGCTGATTCATTCAATTTAGGTTCAAAACGGCGTTGAACACGAACGGTGACTTCAGAACCAATAATTGCATTAGTGTCAACGTTATCAATAAAATCTTGCATTTTTGAAAGAACAAATCGAGCATCAAATTTATTTAAAAATGTATTACGATATGATAAAATAGAATTTGTAATTGCATTTTTAAGAGCAGTTTCTGTGCTGTTCGTTTTCTTTGATTCATATTGAACAAAGGATTCAATAATTAAATATAAAAATTCTGGATCTATAATTTGTGTTTGAACAGCAACAATTGCTTTTGGTGAAATAATATCATCAATAATTCTTTGTTTTTCTGTTTCAGAAATATAATAATTTAATTTTGGTTTTAACGAAACAAAAACTTTACCATAAACAGGAGGTGTATTATCTTCTCCGCCCCAGACAGAAATAGAATCAATGTTTGGATAATTATTTAAAATATACGATTCATAGTCTTTAATGGTTACCAAACGATTTTGCGTTGAAAATTGACTTCTAGCTGAAAATTTAATATTATCAACCGACTCACTAGTTGAACCACCAGAGGCAGCACTAACAGGATTAACAGTAAAGTTTGTTTGTGAATTTCCTATAGAATCTGTCAATGTAGCCGTAGCTATAAAATTGTTTGCTTTATTAGCAGCTGTTCCATTTGTAATTAAATATTTTACAGAAATTATTGCGCCATCAGGTAATGATTTACCAACTATATCATTACCAAAATATATTTGATATTTTCCATTACGGTTTTCTTCTAAGAAATAAGCCTCTGAAGTAGCTGTAATATCTAATATATCTGTAACCTTATTATAAACACTTGTTGCTGTGTTTGCAACAGCCGGACTAACAGAAACCTCAATTGTATCAGTATCTATATTATTATCAGGCAAAATAAAAACTTGTTTTGGGTTAGAGGCAGAATCATGAGTAAAACTATAAGTAACTAGTTGTCCTTCATAAATTTCAAGGCCATCAAAATGAAAAGTTGTGTTTGATTTTGTAACTGTGGTATCTTCTAATACAACAAAATTATATGATTTGCTGTCAATCTGATTTGATAAAAAAGAAAAACCTGAAGGAATAGTTAATGTTGCAGGAGTTGTTGTTCCAGAATCCACATTAAAATTAATATTAGCAACAGGTGCAGCTGAAGAATATGGAATATATCCTAAAGTTTTTGCGTGAGATACAGCAGAATCACGCAGTAAAGCCGTATCTAAAAATGATTCATTAGCAACCATATTAAGATAGTAGGCGTTGTAATGAGTGTTATATGCTAAAATATCCAACAATACAGAAAGGCCTGCACCTTCAAAATCATAGTCTTGAAACTCTGTTTGTTGATTTAAAAAGGTTTTTAGATTTGACTTAATTGTGTCAAAGTCAAGTTCGGTAACTCTTAAGCGGTTTGCCATTTTATCTAATTCGCTCTAAAAAGAAATTAATTGAAATTGGATTTGGGTTATTAATTATGAAGAAAACAAGGTTAATTTTATACCCATTTTCATCTGGTGATCCTACAGCTGTTACTTTAGAAATTTGAGCTCTAGGTTCAAAATTGTTTATTGTTTCTGAAATATCTCTTTCAATTTGTGCGGCTGTTACTGAATCCACTGGTTCAAATAAAAGTCGGCGAATATTACTGCCAATTTCTGGTTGAAAAGGACGCTCATAATGGTTGGTTAAAATTAAATTCTTTATTGAATTAATAACTGCAAATTCATTTATATGAACGTTAATATCCTTACGAACAGGATGAATTGTAAAATTCAAATCCAAGTCCCTAAAAGTTCTTGTGTTTTCTATGTCTATCGTTGCCATTCTCTATTTATTCAACCTCCAGCAAAAACATTTGAAGATCCTTCAGCCACAGAGGTGCAACCAGAAATAGCATCTCCAACACGCCCAACTCCTTTTCCGTTTACTTTTACAGTAGAGGAACCTGAAGCAATTGGAGCTGCATGAGGCGGACAAGGGTTACCTGGCAATAAATGAACGGTATTTACATCTCCTTGTCTTGATAAAGCAATACCATTTACAAAAACATTTCCTGAGCCTACAGCTCTAACCATTCCTGAACAATGTGCAATGTCTGAATCTCCTACTCTTGTTATAGCTGGCATTTTATATCCTAGTTATAGTATGTGTCCATGAATGAACGAATTCCTTCATATTCATTAATTATGTCGTGTGTTACAGCAAATGTTTCTATTGCTGGAACAAAAAATTGATCCTGATACTCCACGGTAACTTCATAATTTATTGTTTCTTTTTGTTTAACATCTTGGCTTAAATTAAACAATTCTTTTTTTGGCGGAACATTTGAAACACCTACAACTGTGGTTGGCGTTTCAATTAAATTAGAACTACCTTTACTTACAAATTGAAAAGTGTCTAAAAATGGATCATCATATGTTCCTACAATTGAAACACTTGAGGTGCCTGGTATAATTACAACTTTACCGCCTGAACTTAATAATACGGCGCTT